GCGGCCACGACGACGGGACACGTGACGCCGGCACGCAGCGCCAGGTCGACGGCGAGCGTCACCATCGGGATGCCGTTGACCGGCAGCAGCGGCTTGTGGAACTCGGGTGCCAGCTCCATGACGCGGGTGCCGCGTCCGCCGGCGAGAATGACTGCGTCCACTACAGTCCCAGCCTCTCCTCGATCCGGTGCAGGTACAGCAGCTCACTGATCGCGGTCTCGTAGTGCTTCCGCTGGAGGTGAACGATGGTCTGCCAGAACGCGGGATGCTCGCTCATGTAGCGCACCCGGTCGCGAAGCTCAAGCGGACTGGTGACGCGCAGCCAGTTCTGCAGCAGGTGGGGCGCGTCACCGAGAATGTGATTTTGGTCGTCGTACGCCGGGTGAAAGAAGCAGACAACGCCCGCCGCGAAGCACTCCCACGGCTTAGCCGTCGCCCAGCCGGAGCCGGATGACGGCGTCGTCAGCGTGCAGCGTGCCGTCTGCAGCAGGTCAAAGTACCGCGTCACGGGCACCGGATCGATCCGGACACCGAGCTGTCTCTGCGTCGCTTCGCTCCACTTACCGGCGATGAATCCGGGTGACAGCGGGTAGACCCACTTTTCGAGTATGTGCCGGCGCGACTTCTCGATCGTGACGTCACGCCGCGTCTCGTTAAAGACGATGCCAAAGTCGTGCTGACGCGTGAAGTAGTCGCCGCTATACGTGATGAGATCGGCGAACGGTGTGCCGGGTAGCAGACCGGAGATCTCCAGGCGCGAGTAGAAGCCGTAGACCGTCGACGATATGACCTGGTCGCCTTCCTCGTGCTTAATAGAATTAACCTGATTATATTGAGACAGCACGGGATACTTCCACGGGTATCGGCCGTCCCGGTACTTCGGGACGTTGCGCGGGTCCGCGTTGAGCAGCACCTCCTCGCGGCCGTAGGGATCGACGTCGCGCCACGCGTTGACGCCCCGCAGCAGGTAGCCGCCGTAGAGCGACAGCGAGTCATACGGCTTGGTCAGGACGCTGCGGTCCTTGATCGACGGCAGCGGCGTGTGCGTCGTTCCGTGCTGCCCGAGCCACATCACGATGCCGTCTAGCAGCACGAAGGCGTCGCGGGTGTACCGGTCAAAGATCTCGGCGAGCCGGAGGTGCTCGTCGACGCTCAAAACCGGGTGATTCAGGCTCGCCGCGTTCATCTCAGCGCGGATCTTGGGCCACCAGCTGATCCACGGGTTGGTGACGTTTGCGGGAAGTCCGACCCGCGCCGGTTCCTCACCGGAGTTGCGGCCGATGAGAACGAACTCAACGTCCGGATGACGCTCGGCAAGCAGCTTGAGCGTCGGAATCATCTCGACGTCGCCGCCGTTGGAGCCACACGTCGCAAGCCGCAGCGGCATCGATCTTCCTAGTTTAGCATAACCGATCTTTCTCACTTCTCTCCTCTCACAGGTAGAGTGGTGGGTTTACACCCACCACTCTACCATACAATCATGGATCTAGAAGGGAGCCGCCGGCGGCGCGGTCTGCGGCTGCGCGGCTGCGACGGGAGACGCCGGAGAACCGGCCGGAGAGGCCGGCGAGGTGACCGGAGAGCCGCCGCCGAGCGTCGCCGCGGGCGTCGCGCCAGCGGCGCCGCCAAAGCCGCCGAGAACGCCGACGGAGGCGTTTCCGCCCGGACCGCCGAGGGGCGGCTTCCACTCCTTGACGTCCTCGAACTCGCGGCCCTGCCACTGACGCGTACCCAGGACGGCGATCGCGCGCCGACCGACGAGTGCCTGCGCGATCAGCTCGACGGGCGCGTTCGGGTTAGCCTGGAAGAACGCGCCGTCCAGGCCGAGAACGGCCATCTGCGAGAAGAAGATCCGCAGCGCGATCGGCGACTCGGGAGAAATCGTGAAGTTGCCGTTGATCGGCCGGTCGACGAAGGGACCGGACTCGATCTTCGCCTTCCACTTGATCATATCTTTCGTCTGGTCATTCGTCTTGGTTGCTGTCGCCTCGACGATCACCAGGGGGAATTCCCCCTCGAGCGACGTCGTCGCGTGCTTGTGAAGATCGGCCCAGTTGGTGTCAGCCACGTGATAGCTCCTGACTTGTCGGATACACCGCGGCCAGCATAGCCGAGATGTTCGGGTTGTCGATGATATCGGGAAGTCGTCCCTGCGTCCGCTCACCGGCGATGTACGCGGGGTTGACGCCCGCGCCGATGAGCAGCCGCTTGACCTTGTTCTGTACCTCGCCGTCGCCGGCGCGCAGCTCGGTGAACATGTAGCCGCAGATGTCAACCCAGTACGGCAACGTGTCGCGGATCTGGCCCTGCATGTGCGGTCGCCACTGCCCGTCCCACATCTTCGTCTCGGCGATGAACGTGACGACGCGCAGCGTGTTGGGAAGTAGAACTAGGTCTCGGAAGCCGCGGATCAACTGATCCATGTCATCGAGCAGCTGGCCCCACTGCTGGATCTGCATCGGCCCGGTGCCCTTGATGTTTGCCTTGCAGCGCCGCTGGGCCTCGGTGATCGAGTCTGTGGTCAGTGAGACGAAGTCGTGCTCGGTCTGGCGCAGGTACGCGTCGACCTGCTTGAGCGTTAGCCAGCTGTCGACGTGCACCCGGACGACGTCCCACGTGTCGTCATACCGCGGAATCGGCTCACTCAGCGGATCCCACAGCCGCTTGCGCAGCCGCTTTCCCGACTTGAAGCCCACCTCGTCGATGAACTTCCAGCCGCCCTCCGCGTCCAGCACCAGGTGGGGCGTCGGCGCCGTAGACGTTAGCGTCGACTTTCCCTCCTTCGAGTTGGCGTGAATCAGCAGCGACAGGACGCGTTCCCGCTCAACTACTCTCTCCACTTTCCTCCCTATCGATCATATTATCTTTGGTGTGCTGTTTTGCGTCGTACTCGGCACGAATCTGACGCAGTGCCGCCGTATAGCTGCAACCGAGCTGTTCTTGACGCTCACGTGCGAGCTGTTTTTCTCTGCGGTTATCCGTCACTCTTCCTCTTTCTTCTCGTCGTCGTAGTATGCCAGTGGGTCGCCGGCGACGTAGTGCTCCTCGATCGCGGCCTCGACGCGCGAGCCATCGTCGAACATCCGGCAGATCTTGAAGAAGTCACACTTCCAGACGCAGTCACGTGACGGCCGCGGTGGCACGATCCACTGGTGCGCCATCGGTGAGCCGTGCGTATCTTCTAGCAGGTTCTCGGTCTGCTCGATCCGGGTGATGACGCCGCCCAGCTGGCGCACGTAGCTGTCTAGCTCGTAGCGGTTGTGATCGATCGGGATCCGCGCGTAGTACGGCGGCTTTGAGGCGCGCGTTCGCTTGACCTTACGCAGCATGTTGTACAGCGCGCCCTCGGCGCGCGGATCGCTGGGTGCAGTCGTCAGATCTTCGATGACGTGATAGTGCAGCATCTGCTGGTTGATGCCGAGCGTCGCGTCCTGTAGCGAACCGACCGTCTTGTGATCGATAAACTTAACCGCACCGGTGACGACTGAGCGGACCCGAGCGTCAAGTTTGGCGATAAGCTTCACCGGAAAGCGCAGATTGGGCGCGGGAAAGTCGACCTCGATCTTCTGCTCGGCTGAGATCACCTCAGTCTGCGAGTCAGCGCCGGTCTCCTCGATCCAGTCGAGATAGCCCTCAATCATTGCCTGCTCAAGGTCGAACGCGCTTCGCAACTTACGCTCATCTTCATCGAATGACCTTACTTCATCGGTGAATAGCAGCGTAGCACGCTGTGTCTCAAATTCATCGCGATCTTCCATCTGCATCGCGATGAGCTGCGCGAACGCAAGTGTCTGTGTACCTCCCGGTCGGTAGAGTTCAGCTAACGATGCGTGAATCCGCGTACCGGTCGACCGCGCGCTGAGCACCTGCCGGCGCCGCGGCGTCAGGCCGCGGTACCAGGCCAGCCACCACCTGCGCGGGCAATCTTTGTGCGTCTGGACCTCGGAATTCGAGACGAGGCGGACGCCGTTAACGACGGTCATCTTCGCCTCTCTTCAGAATACTTTCACCCATACACGACTTTTCACCATCGATGTGATCTGTTTTTCGGTGACCACAGTGACAAACGTCTTCGTACCAAAGTATGAACCTTGGACAGTAACAGAAAATCTCCACGGCTGTCAAGATCCTCTCACTTATATACGTCCTTGAACCACCAGGCCATAAATCCTACGGCAGCGACGGTGGCACACCCGCAGCCACAGAGCCAACCGAGAGCGATCTTTATTATCTCTGCCATCAGCGCGCCGCCAGTATTTTTCTGTGAGGAGAGTTGGTACGGGTGCGCTTGGTTCCCTCCCGTGGTGATCCGTTGTGGGGAGCGTTTCCGATTGACATAACAGAAGCGACTACACCGACGGTAAAACCCATAGGTTGCTGCAGCTTCTTGTCGATGCGTGAAGTAATGTCAGCGACCGTCGACTGCCGCGTGTTTGCGATCAACATGTGCCAGCGGGTCTCGTGTGGAGTTTGCGTGTATCCGTACGCGGTGACGTTGCGGCCGTAGCTTCTGGGGAACAAATTTGCAATCCACTCTACAGTTACGTGACCCCGGATAACACATTCATAGACCGCGACGGGATACTTCCCCGCGGTGTCGGTATGGATAGATATCACAGTACCCCCAAGTTCCCGGATAGGATTTTTTTCTCCTCTGCGTCCAGCTCGTGGATATCGTGTCCGGCCGCGCGCAGCGTCTCGCGGTCGCGCGTGATCTCGTCGAGCCGCTCAAGCCGCTGGTACAGCCGCGACAGCTGAGTCATCTCCGCTTCGGTGTCGGCAATGAAGTCGACGTAGTTAAGTGAATCGTGCTTCTCAGCGCCGATCCGGCTGATCCGGCCCTCGGTCTGCAGGTTGGCCAGCATTGACCACGACCGCTGGATAAACACCAGCGTGTCGGTAAACGTCATTGTTAGGCCCTCGCCGCCGGCACGAATTGTGAACAGTAGGACCTGTACGTCGCCCCTGACGGCCTGGCGGAGCGCCGAGTCGCGCTCGAAGTCACGCTGTCCGCCGACGACCAAGCTGTACTTGATCCCGATCTTGTCGAGCCGGTGCGCGGCCAGGTTGATCAGCTGCCGGTGCTCGGCGCAGACCGCCAGTTGGCGGTTGCCGTACTCGCCGATGAACTCTTCCAGCGCGTCGATCTTGGAGGACGGTTCACACATCTCGAACTTCGGCTTACCGGTCTTCTCGTCGACCCCGATCTGCTTCATCGTGGCGCTGGAGAACTGCATCAGGCGCAGCTGCGCCTCTAGGTCGTTCGGCGCCACGAGCAGGTTGCCGTCGGGCAGCTTGGTGACCAGCGCGTAGCCGTTCTCCTTACCGTATGCGATGTCGTTGTACGCCTTACGCTGCTTGGGAGACAGCTCGACGTACCGGCGGCTGCGGACGACCGGCGGCAGCTGGTCGAGAACCAGCGCCTTGGGCATCCGGCGAAACCGCGGCTCGATGACCCGGTAGAACTCCTGCCGGGTGTCGGGGTTGAGACCCGAGATCTCGACGCCGCCGTAGGTTCCCCAGGACGTCAGCGCGTAGCGTTCGACGAACGTCGAGCGCACCGGATGCTCGTCTGGCGCCAAGAAGTGCATGACCGACCACAGGTCGTCGACCGCGTCGCCGATCGGCGTGCCGGTCAGCGCGAAGCGGCGCTCGACGTGATCCATGTGACCGACGGCCCAGGCGGCGCGCGTCTGCTTCGACGCCGGATCCTTGATCCGGTGCGCCTCGTCGAGGACGACGGTCTTGAACGGCATCCAGTTCAGCTCACCAGGGTGAACTTCACAGCGTGACGCCGGCACCTCGTGCTCGCCGGTGCCGCCGCACTCGCGACAGCGACGCAGCCGGATCGAGCCGTACGGCGCTAGGCGCGAGTGGCTGCGCAGCGTGTCGTACGAGACCATCACGAGCGCGTTACGGTCCTTCGATGCCTCGACCAGCTGCCGGTGTCGCTGGACGGCTCCGCCGCTGATTACGTACGTGTTCGCTCGTGACGACCAGGTTTTGGCCTCACGTGCCCAGTTGATCTTAAGAGACTTCGGACAGATCACCAGCGCGGGAAAGCCGTCTCGCAGAATCGAGAACATCTCCAGCATCTGGACCGTCTTGCCGAGACCCGTGTCGTCGCCGAGCAGACATGAACCCGCAACGGACATGAAGTCTACGCCGGCGCGCTGGAACGCGCGCAGCGGGTCACGCTCATCATAAAAGTCTGGGCGGCTGAGGCCGCGCAGACGCTGCGCCGGCTCGATCCGGTCGAGAGAGACGCCGGTCGACCACTCGATGAGCTTGCCGCCGACGGTCAGCCGCTCTTTAAAGACGCCGCGCAGCTGTAGACACGCGACCCACGTGAGCGGAACGTGCCACAGCTTGCGTTCGGTGTGCCAGCGGGCGCCCGGTATCTGCTTAACCAGGTCACGCTCGTTCCACTCGGTCTGAACGAAGATCCGGTCTTCGATGACGTCAGCGTGCGGCATCGCGATTCTCCTCGATGATATCAAGGTTTGGCTTGCCGCGACGGCCGTCGGCGCGCGTCGTCGCCCGGCGCCGGTACTCGTTCCAGTGTCCGCACGGGCAGTCAACGCTGCAGAACTGGTGCGCGTCGATTTCCGGTTCTTCACCTAGCGGTGTCGTCAACGTCGCTCCTCTCTCGTCATTTTTTCTATGGTTCTTATTATATACCGGTCAGCCGCGCAAACCTCACCGGCATGTAGGTAGCCATGCCGAGTAGGACGTGACGGCAGGCCGAGTTGCCGTGATCGTCACGTGACGGCGTCCACCAGCCGAGCCGCTTGAGCAGCTCGGTGGTGCCGATCTTCTTGGCCGGTGAGGGCGACTGCGCGACGCAGCGGACGTGCAGCTCAGCCGCCAACGCGCGCACCGCGCCGGAGACCTCCGCGGCCGCCGGCTGGTGCGTCTTGCGCGCGTTCTGCCGGAACAGCTCATAGAGGATGAGGTTGGGTCGCTCACCGTCCAGCATCCGGCGGATCACCGCGGTCACCTTCGTTGAATCTTCAACCTCAGCGACGTCGACGTCACGTCCGCGCTCGGACGAGTCGTAGAAGTCCGGATCCCACCAGACCGCGATCCCGGTTACGTTGCCCGGATCAACACCGACGAGTATCATCAGCGCTGAATCCAGACCTCGATGGTGCCGTACTTGTGAATGGCGTCGATCAAATCTTGCGCACCGGTGATGCCGGCGTCACGGATCCCTTCGAGATATGAAAGATCGTTATTGTCGAGTTCGTCTGGACCCGACGACAACGAGCCATCCTGATCCCATAGTCGTCGGGCTAGCGCATGACGCAGAACGTCGTCAACGTATTCACCGTTGGGTTTCGGTAGTTTGGGTCGCCAGTACATGCTTGCGCTCACTCTGTCCACTCCCTCTTCTCTCCCCACCGCTGTCCCGTCGAGACGCTGGCGGTAATCGCGACGGGGAACATCGTCGTGTCGTTCATGATCTTCTGGATGGTGTGCACCGCGTCCCGGACCAGCTCGTTCGGCACGTCGAAGATGATCTCGTCGTGCACGAACGCGATGATGTACTTGCCGAGACCGGCGGCGTCTAGCTCAAGCGCCTTGATCTTGAGCAGCTTGGCGGCCCATCCCTGGATGCGGTAGTTGACCAGCGCGTACTCCTTGCCGCGCTCGGCGTAGTGACGCTGGCCGGTCAGCGGACACGTCGTGAAGGCCAGTCCGCCCTCGGCACGGCCGTCGAGTATCGCCCGGTCGATGATACCACGTGCGTAGGACTCGATGCCGGGGAACTTGAGGTTCAGCGACGTGTTGACGTAGCGCATCTGCTCAACGGACACGCCAGCTGTGGCGGCCTGCTTGGCTAGGCCGGCGCCGTAGATCCGGGCGTACATGCCGTTCTTGACCGGCTGTCGGCGCGGGTCGGACTTGACCAGCGTGGGATCGTCGTAGACCTGCCGCGCGATCGAGACGAAGAAGTCCTCATCGGCGAGGAACGCCGCGATCAGGCCGGCGTCCCCGGAGTCGATCGCCAGTCCGCGCATCTCGACCTGGTCAAAGTCGACCATGATAAGCGTGTGGCCGGGACGCGCGATGACGCAGTTTCGGACGACCTTGTGCGCCGGGTTGGTGCCACGGACTGGCAGGTTCTGCAGGTTCGGTTCGGAGACCGTCATACGGCCGGTCAGCGCGCCGACGGTGTTGATCGACGGGTGGATCAGCGAGTTGGCGTCGACGTGACCAACATAGAACCGCAGGTACGTTGACGCGATCTTCTGCAGCTGACGGCGCCGGAGGACGGCGTCAGCCAGCGGGTGGCCGGCCATCGCCTCCAGGACTCCCGAGTCGAGCGCGATCGCTCCCTTGGCGGTCTGCTTAGAGAAGTAGTGATCTTCACTGAAACCAAGCTCGACGAGCTTACGGATGATGGCCTGGTTGCTGCCCGGCTTGACGCCGTACTCGCTCTCGCACCACCGCTCAACGTCGTCACAGTATGTGGTGAACTTCCGGTAGTGTTCATCCGCGTAGGCGACGTCGATGCAGACGCCGTACGTCTCGGCCTGGAGCGCGACCCACTGGAACTCGTTCTCGATCTCGTAGGCGCGCGGCGCGCGGGCCTGGACCAGCGGCCAGTGGTGCTCACGGATCAGCGCCGTCAGCACCGGGTCCATCGCGGCGTACTGCCAGTAGAGCGGAAAGTCGTGTGGGATCGTCGCCCACGTCCACTCGCTGCGGTTGCCGATCGCCTCGTCGAGCTGCCACTGGAGCGCACCGGCGCGCGGGTCGACGTGCCGCTTGGCCTGGTTCTTGAGCGCCCGCGACATGTGTGGTTCGAGAACATATGACATGATGCCGACGTCGCGGATCAGCGGCTGCCTGAGCCTGATGCCGGCCTTGCGCAGGAACGCGTAGTCGAACTTGGCGTTCATCAGGTCAATCGGACCCTCGTGTACCGCGACGGTCGCTTCGAACAGGCCCGAGAACCGGTCCCAGCGCATCGCCCAGCCGTCGACCTCGTCACCAACCTGAACCATCCGGACGTAGTCGTCACCGTGCCACTTGAAGCCGGTCGACTCAGTGTCGACGGCGATCGGGTCATCGTAATTCTTATTCGAGAACCAGTCGATGTACGCCCGAACGCCGTCAAACGACTCGATGTAGTGCAGCTTGACGTTGTCAAGCGGTCCGTTTGTCACCTGTCCTCCCAGATACCCAACTCAATCTTGCAGTCACGCAGGAAGTTGTAAACCTCGTCCGAGCGCCGGTGATCTTTGACCACGGACCGGACGACCAGCGTTCCTAGACCGGAGTTGGCGATGAGCTTCGCGCAGCCCATGCAGACGTGACTTGTTACGAAGATGGTGCCGCTTAGACAGAGCGACCGGTCGGCCTGGAGCAGCGCGTTGGCTTCGGCGTGCAGCGACGGGCAGTCGGTGTAGTCAAGCGCTAATCCGTGCTTCGTTCCTGCCTGAGCCATCATAACACGCTTGCACCACTTGGTGCACGGCTCGCCGCCGTGCCAGAAGCCGCGCGGCGGGCCGTTGTAGCCCTCACCTATGATCTTGTTATGTCTGTCGACGACTACCGCGCCGACCTGGTCACGAACGCAGAGGCTGCGCTTGGACAGCTCAGTGGCCATCGCTAGGCGAACATCATGCCAGCTCGGTCGAAGTGCCATGGATTGCGTCACGGTACCACCTCTCGCTCGGGGTAAGTTCCCAGTCGATCTCGTTCGGCTCCAGCGCGATCACACGCGCGCGGTCAGTGACGTCGAGCATGGCCATGTGCGGTTCACCGATGCCGGACGGGTCAAACCGGTAGCGGTCGTCGTCTGCCAGCGCGACGTCGTACGTGTGGTTTACGTCACGTTCATACAGGTGCAGCGACCACGCGGTATGCGTGTACGTGCCAGCCGAAACGCCGAGCACCCGGCAGACGGTCTGGAAGAGCTGCGTGAACTGGAACATGTCATACGGTAGCCCGAGCCACGCGTCGTTTGAGCGCATCGTGACGTGCATGTTGAGCTGCTCGTGTGTGAATGTCGGCTGCAGCGTGAAACCGAGCGCGACGGTGCACGGGTAGTCCCGCTTTTCCGGCGCGTTGTCGCGTCCCGGGTCCCAGAGCGTCGCGACGGCCTGGCGCGTCCACGGGTCGGCACGTAGCTTGCTGACGACGTCGCGGATCTGGTGGCCGATCCGGCGTCCGTACGCGCCCCAGAACTCGCCGGACGGCTCCCTGTAGGGAGACAGCTGGGGAGCCCTTTCGACGAGCCACTTCGGGCTAGAGAAGGCGCCGATCAGCTGGATCGCCTCGAGCGCCGCGATCCGCTCGCTGAGACCGCGACCGACGTTGAGCGGCAGCGCTTTGTGCGGCTTGTCGAGGACGATCGTGGTATGACCTAGGTCGCGGGTGGGGCCGTTGCGGCTCGGTCGGTTGACGCCGAAGAGCCGGAGCTTGGTGATGACGTCAACGTAGGCGGTTCGTCCGTCGTTGGCGTGGATGACAGTGGCCACTTGCTGTAGTCCTCTCTCGTCTGGCTGGCCCGGTAGATGAGCCAACCGTACTGCTCGCTCTTCTGGTGGTGAAACCGACGGACGTACTGCGGATGAGGAATGACGCTGTACTTCTCGTTTAGTGTGTACAGCGCGCGGGCATAGGCTTTCCTGCCGAGCGTGACGACCGCCGGCTTACCGAGCGTTTGCCACAGCTTATACACGTTGTCTACGTCGTTGACGTTAGCCAGTCCGACGCCGTGTACCCACTGGCGGGACATCAGCGACGTCAGCGATTTGAGCAGGTAGTGCCCGGATGAGCTCTTGGTCGGAACGAACGCGGGCGAGCTCAGCGGATCGACCGGCTGCAGGTTGCGGACGTCGCCGAGCAGCAGCGTGTGAGGCTTAGCTGGCCCGGAGTACGTCACAAAGTCGTTGAGCTCACGTGCTTGGGTCTCGTAGTGGTGCGCTAAGTCGATGATATTGGGTTTGGGGTCGTGACCGTAGGAATACGTCAATGACGGTAGCGCCGAGCGATAGATCATACGAGAAAATTCATCACGGATCCGGTTCAGGTGAGTGATCTGCCAGACGTCAGGAGTACCGTCAAGCTCGCGTTCACGGTAGATATCGTGATACTGGAACGTGAAGTTATTGTCACAGTTAATGACCAGCGCGCCGAGCCGGCGCAGGTACGCTTCGATCGCCCAGAAGACGGCCGCGTCTTGGTCGGTCGGGCGGTTGAGGATCTTCGGGTAGACGACCTCTCCCCAGTGCCAGCGATCTAGGATCAGGTGGTGACCGGTTCCCGGGCGGTAGCCGTACAGCGGCCGCAGGTACTCGTTCAGCGGGTGACTGGACGGCCGGCCGCGGTGCCAGATCTCGATCTTGTCGCTGGTCGTCCGGCCGAGCTCAGCGGCGAGCGTCTGCGCCAGCGTCGACTTGCCGGAGCCGTCCGGTCCCTCCAATATTATGAGCATATGAAGTGCCTTCCCGTTCGGGCGGGGTGCAGCGTGTCTTCCTCGTAGCGCAGCGTCTCGATGAAGGTCTCGAGCAGACTGATGAACTCAGGTGGGTAACATAACTCACCCTCCTTGGCCTGCTCGCGGCGCGCGGCGTTGTATTGACTCGTTGAGCGCTGACGCGCGTACCACGTCCGGCGTATGGTGTGTCGTGGTTTATACACGAGGTGAGCGCGTGTGATACGGCACGTGTGGTATTTTACCGTAACGTAGGCGCGAGTTGCCGCGCGGAACAGCGCGCCGGCAACACGGTACAGCAGATCGGTCGTAGCGTTAGCGATCTGCTTCAGGATACGGACGAGGCCACGTGATTTCGGTGCGGCGACAGGAACGTCAGAGGCGACGGTGACGGGAATGACGTCGATAATCGTAGTGGGTTCGCCGTCCAAAAAAGAGAGACCGATGTCTCCCGCAACGGCGGGAGACCCGGTCTCGGGTGCAGCGGTGACAACGTTCATCAGGGTTTTTCCGTTCTAGAGGTGACGTAAGGTGCGCGACGCCGCGCCGCGTCGCGCACCCGGTTGCTAGCCTAGCTTGTCGGCACCGTTGGTAAAGATGCCGCGGAGCGTGTCGAACTGCCGCGCCTTGGCGAGCGTCTCGGGATCGACCTGCGGCAGCTTCTGCAGGTCCTCAGCGATCCGAGTAAGATCAAGCTTAACCGTCGCCGCCGTCGTGGCGACGCGGTCAGCCATCTTGATCGCGGTCGCGAGCCGCAGCGCGAGACCCTCCACCGTCACCGCTACGTTGGTAGCGGTCATGTCGATAGCGGCAACGGCGGTCTCAGCGGCAGCGATCGGCTCGGCCGTCTTCGTAGCGGGCATCTCGGACTCCCTCGTCGGCTTTTTGTGTCCCTTCTGCAGCTGCGGCGGAAGCGACTTACGGGCGTGAAATGTGATGTGCGCGCGTAGGCTACCGACTGACTCGAAGGTGCGGTGACAGACACCGGTAAGCTGACCGTCGGTGATCGTCGCCGCGGGCTTGAGGCAGCGGAAGACGACCCGGTCATCCGCGAGCAGCAGCTCCTCGGCGTCGGCCAGCGGCGCTGGCTTAGGCATGATCGGAGACTGCATCATAGCGGGCGCGGTCGCGACGATCGTGACACCGTCGACGCTGCCCAGGTTAGTCTCTGGCGCCGAAGCCGTGACGGACGTCCCGTTGGCGGCCGCCGTACGTTCTAGCGCGGCGTCGTTGGCCTGTCGGTCCTGCTCTATACGCGCGAGACGGTCACGCTCAGCCCGTAGCTTTACCGTCTTTTCGAGCTCCAGCAGACCCGCGCGCCGGGCGTCTGCCAGCGTGTTTTCCATCGAGCGCTTGTCACCGGGAGTTGCCGGGAATGTGAACAGAAACTTACCGGCTCGGTCTCTGATCTTGAAGTGGTTTGAGTTCGTTCGCTCGACGCTCCAGCCGACAGCCTCACACCGAGCGGTAAAGTTGGCCTGCCAGCCGTTGATGTTTCCCATCTCTCACTTCTCACTTTCCTAGTAATGACTTTAAAACCTGGACGCGGCTACGGTATCACGCCGGCGGTGTCTGTGCCATGCTTATGAACGCGTGCGCCGCGACGACGCCTTGAATCATAGCGGAGTACCGCTGAACCTCACCGCTGTGATAACGATAGCTGGCGAGCCGGTCGTTGAGGTCGTAGTCGACCTCGAACTTCTTACGCATCTGCTCCTCGGGGTGCTTGGCGTACAGCTTCTTGATGTTGGCGACACGCTCCTGGACCCTCTGGTCCCAGCGTGTCGCGGCATCCATGTGAAGGTGCAGCGCCTCAAGCAGCGTTGTGACGTACTCTTCCACGTGTCTCTCCTCACTCGTCACTATTGATTGTGAGCGAGGACGCCGGTGTGACCGGTCGGTTCCGCTCGAGCACCTATCCTACGGCATCTCCACAGCCGTAGGTCCTCGCCGTTGCCAGCCCAGGACTCGAACCTGGTTCCCTCCGGCTTAGCCGCCGGTATGCCGCCGCGCTTCGGTGGACCAGATCTTGCTGCAGGCGTCGCTGGTCGACGTTCACGAGGCTTGAATCCCACTACACCACGCTGACATTGTGCCACCTGTTCGAGCGTCGCAGCTCCGGTGGCCCGAGCTGCACCGGACGGCGCGTTACCTAACTACGCCACTAGCCTGGATTTGAACCAGGGACTCCGTCACGACGCGGGACTGGGATTCGAACCCAGGACCTCCAGCTTATGAGGCTGGCGTGCACGACCGAGCTGCACCATCCCGCGGTATCTAGACGTATCACGTAACTACGAGCGGCCGCGACCCGAGCGCCAGCGGCCGCCCGCGAATTCTTTACCTGTCACCTATCGTATCATAAGTTAGTTGAGATGAACATATCGTATTGCCGCGTCCGCGGCGGAGCCTCAGATCGGCGGCGTCACGAACGTCACGCAGCTTCCGGTGAGAAGACCGGACGAACCGGTCACCGACCAGCAGGTAGGTGACCCGCCACGTGAGGCAGCGCGGGTGGATGCGCGTGATCGCGTCCGCCGCCGCGTCGAGCATGTAGCCCGGCAGGTCGGCGATCCGGCCGCCGGCGCCGTTTACGTAGTCAACGACGGCGCCGGTCCGGTAGGGGTTCACGGTTTAACCTCCCCCGCCGTGCAACTGCGGCCGGTCTCACCGTCGCTGCACGGGGAAGGACTCACGAACGGTGAGGTCCGCGGCGGGGGAGGAGCTGGTTCGCTGACCGGCCGGAAGCCGTCGTCACTTTTGCGCAAGACGCCGAGCAGCCCGGCGAGGCCGAGAAGCAGCAGAACGACGCCGACTAGCGCGCCGAGCCACGCGAGGTCGTGGATAACCTGGATAAGCGTCATAGCGGCTACACCACCGCCCGGTTGACGTACGCGTCCCGCAGGTCATCATCGAGGTGCGCGGCCTGCGCCAGCGCGCGCAGCGACTGCGGCGTGATGAACGGCTCGGCGCCGCGGCGGCGGACCGTCAACAGCTCGAGCACCTCGTAGGCGCTGGCGGTCTCCTGGACGCGCGCCAGGCGCTGCTCGCCCGGGACGACGGACTCACCGACGGTCTGGACGACGTAGCCGCGGGCGCGCGGGCGCGCGTCGGCGCCGTCCGGCGCGTCGAAGACGCGGTAGATCCCGACGGAGAACCAGCGGCAGGCGGAGCACTTGTCGCCGGGCGCGGCGTAGCGCGTGGCGTGGGTGTGCTGCTCGGCGCGGCTGGTAGCGACGCCGAGCGCGTAGCCGGTGAAGACGTGCTCCTCGCCGTCACGGCCAGCCAGCCGGACGGTCCGCGTCGAGCCGGCCGGTGAGGCCGGGGAGGCGGTCTGGTGGGTTGCGCTCACTTCTCTCTCCTTTTCACTCGGTTGCCGGCCGCAATCGTACAACGTGCCGGGACGACCGGCTCCTCTGTGCCAACGTGTCCGCAGGAGACGGGGTTAGAATCAGGAGAACCGGGCGGGAACGTCCGCGCCGGGCCATTCTCCAGCTGGTCCGGTGCGTACGTCCCCGTCCCGCGTTCCGGCCGGTGACCTGGGGAGGACGTCGGCGTGCGAAACAACTTAAGGAGGGTCTCCCGTTGCCCAATCTACCACAAGAGCCGCTAGACGCCGCAGCACAGGGAGAGGAGATCCTGCGGGAGGCGCGGGCGCTCGCTAAGCGCGGGATCCGCGTCTTTCCGGTACACGCGGTCCGCTGGGTCGTCGAGCCCGGTCCGGACGGCGAGCCGCGGCGCGTCGCGCGCTGCACGTGCGGCCGGCCGGCCTGCAACAACCCGGCCAAGCACCCGGTCGGCTGGCTCGTTCCACACGGTCATAACGACGCCGTCACGGACCCGGTCGCGCTGGCGGACTGGTTCCGCGTCCGGGACGAGCCGGACTGGGTCCCGTGGAACCTGGCCGTGGCGACCGGCCGCGGCCTGGTCGTGATCGACGCGGAGGCGCGCCAGACCCGGACGGACCTGCCGACCGGCATAGAGGTCCTAGACGACTGGGAGACGTGGACGAAGGGCACCAGCCTGCCGGCGGATCCCCGCGTGGTCAGGACGGGCTCCGGCGGCCTGCACCTGTGGCTGCGGGTAGACCCGGACGTCCGCGTCAAGTCCGGCAACCGCGTCCTGCCCGCGATCGACGTCAAGGCGGACGGCGGCTACGTCCTCGTGCCGCCGTCGGTGCACGTCTCGGGCGGCTGCTACGCGGTGATCAAAGACGTCGAGCCGCCGTACGTCTCACAGGAGCTGCTGGCGTGGCTGCTCACCGTGAAGGGCGGCCGGTACGTGACGCGCCGGTCCGGCGCGGGCGCGCCCGCCGTGCCAGACGACTACGACTTCCGCCGGATCGTCGCCGGGGACGGCTGCCCGGCCGGTCACCGGGACTACTTCGTCAACGACCTGTGCTTCCGGCTGCGCCGGGCGGGCGCGGCGATAGAGGACGCCGCGGAGGCGCTGCGCCGTGAGTGGCTGCGGATGGAGAACCCGCCCGGGGACGAGTTCGGCTGGGAGGCCTGCGTCTACAAGCTGAACCGCGTCTGGGACGAGGTCAAGCCGGAGGACGTCGCGGACGTGCCGGCGTGGCGGCCGCCGGCCGGCCTGATCGGCGAGAACGGAGCGGTCCCGAACCCCGCGAGCCTAGCCGGGTCCGGGACCGTGAACGGGGAGCTTCATGATTCCCCCTCGGAAGCTACCGTAACAGGTAGGACCGCCGCGGAGCTGCTGTCCCGGCCGGAGCTGGCGCTGCGCCGGACGGACACCGGCAACGGCGAGCGGTTCGCGCAGCGGATGCGGGACGTGGTCCGGTACTGCACCGGCGAGCAGCGCTGGTACCTGTGGGACGGGACGCGCTGGGCGCCGGACGCCCTGAACCGCGTCTTCTACCTCACCGGCGAGATCGTGAAGGACCTGTACGTGGAGGCGGCCGGCCTGGACGGCGCCGAGCGGGACCGGCACGAGGCGTGGGCACACACGTCACAGTCCGTCGGCCGGCGGCAGGCGATGCTCACCGCGGCCGCGGCGCAGCCGGGGATCGCGGTGGTGCCGGACCAGCTGGACGCGGACCCGTGGCTGCTGGCTCTGCGGTCCGGCGTCGCGCTGGACCTGCGGACCGGCGCGGCGCTGGACGCGCGGCCAGACGACCTGTTCACGCGCCGCGCGG